TCTCTTCGAGGCGAGTAGCGCCGAAGGTCGCACAAACGTAGACCTGCCACGGGATGGACGAGAGGTCGAAGCGCTGATCGACACGACCCTGGATGTCTTTCCACAGACCGAGGTGCATGCCGGATTTCGCCCACACTGGAATCGAGCGAACCGATGCAGCGACCGGCAGGCCTTCGATGTGGATGAAGTTAAAGCCCAGGTACTGAGTGATGCGTCCATCCACGAGAACCGGACGGCTCACGTAGTCGGTGTTCACAACCTGGGTTTCTTTCAGCAGGTCGGCGTGTTGAGCGGCGGTGATCGCCACGAACAGCGGATCGTTGTCGATATCAACTTCAGCAGCCATCAGGCGCTTGCGAGCCTCGACCAGCTTGTCCTTGTTCAAGCCGGTGTTGGCGCCGCCGACGTTGGTGCTGACCAACTGAGTACCCGGAAGGGTAGTTGCAGTGGTGCCGGTCTTGCCGGTCAATGCAGTACCCAGCAGGGCGCGGACGATCTCGGCATCGATTGCGCGGCCAATGGCGTAGGTGCCCTGGGTCACGTAGGACGAAGTCGGATCAACCAGAAGGCGCAGCTTGTCGAAGTTGTCGACCAGATCGTTCCAGTCGTAATCGCCAGGAGATACCCAGCGGCGATCAGTTGGAGTGTCATCCGGCACCAGAGGCTGGTAGCGGCCAGTCACTTGGCGGGCAGTCACCGGGCCGAGCTGATCAACGGCTACGGCTTTCTCACCGATGTGGGATTCGGTCATCACTGCTTCACGCAGGCGGGAGCCGCGTTGTTGCAGAAGCATTTGCAGGTTGCTGGTGTATTGCTGCACGAAGTGCGTGGGGATTTGGTTCGACATGATTAGTCACCTATCGAGATTGAAGTCAAAAAAGTTCTTTTGGCTTGTCCCGAAGGGGCCGATCAGGTACTGCGGAATCAGTGCGGGACCTTTCGGTTTGTCCGCTTATCCGGCGCGCTAAACATCAGCGCGCCAGCGGTTACATGCTACGAAGGATACGCCGTCTTTTGCAGCCGATCAAACTCTGCCACTGCATCGGCATCCTTGGCGAAGTAGCGCTGCTGCCATGCCTTGTCCTTGGTCAGCGTGTTGATGCGCGCTTTAGCTTCTTCAGGTGTCTGGGAGAACTTGCCGCCGCCGCTGTTCTCGAAGCCTTTACCTCCGTGCTCAGTGAACAACTTCCCGAAGAACTCGAAGGCCTTTGCTGCTTTGTGGACGCCGAGGGTGCGCTCAAGCATGGCGCCTTCTTCTGGGCTCAGCCCAGCTTCACGCATGGCGCGACGTGCAACTTCACTGCGCACCTCGAACTGGTTTCCCCATTCTGCTTCGAGCTTGCCGAAGTCTTCATCGCGTTGGCGCTCGAATGCCGCTTCTTGCTGCTGCTGCAACTGCGTGCCGTGACCATTGAACCATTCGGCCAGCGCTTGGCCCTGCTTCGAGGACAGGCCCAACTCGTGGAACTTGCTGGCCGCGACCTTGGCGAACTCGCCCTGATCACCCTCTGGCACTGGCAGCTTGTAGTCCTCCGGCGCAGCGGGACGGCCCAGTCGGTCGTAGATCTTGCCCAGCGTCTCAGTGTCCTGATCGTCCTTCGGTAGAACCATGGTGCGACCGGCGCGCTCGTGGCCCATCAGCTTTTCCAGATTCTGGTAGCTGTTCACCACCGCCGCTGGATCCTTGAAGCCCTTCTGCTCGACGTAGCCACGGGTCAGCTCATCGAAGCCCGAGTACCACGACTTCGAGGCATCTGGTGCTGGTGCTGCTGACGGCGCCGGGTCTTGTGTTGGAGCTCCGCCTGCTGGCTGGCCATCGGCGGGCATTTCATTCATCAGGAAGAAGCGCTTCATGCTTCACCCCCGGCCAGTTGTTGCTTGAGCGCATAACCCATCAACGGCCAGATCTTCTGTTCAGCGTTCTGGCGGGCGATCTTGCGGCCAACCTCAGCGTCGAAGTTCTCAGGGCTTGCGCAGGCCGACTCACCGGTGACAGTGAAGCCATTCTTCAGCACCAGCACGCAGAATGTCAGCAGGTCCAGAGAGTTCGCCTCTTCGATCAGGCCGAATCCAGAGGCGGCAAACTCGCCGCGTACACCATCTTTTGCTGTGAAGTAGTACTCGCTGGCGATGTTAGCTTGCAGATCTGCTGGCGTAACTCGCGGTGCGGTCAGGCCTTTGGCGATGATTTCTTGCTCGATTGAATCTGTCACTTGTGCATCCTCATTGGTTGTCGGAATGTCCGGCCATCTGTTGCGCTAGTTCTCGCAGGTCCAAGTCGCTGAGCCCGAGCATTGATTGTATGCGAATCAAAACTTCTCTGCGACCTTCTGTCAGGTGTGTGGCGTATGGGCAGATAGTCCCATTGAGCGACATATGCGCAGTGGACTTGGTCGATCGGCAGAACCGCATCAGGTCGTTCATGATGAGCTCACCTTCCTGGCTGAGCTTGCCGTCTTCACCCATGAAGCAGGCGCGATAGGCCTTTCTGCGCCCGATGAGCTTGTTGTAGATCGCGGTGAATGGGTTGAGGTTCATTGGCTAACCACCGATGGGCCTGCTTGGTTGGCGAGGACGTTTGCCTGGGCGAAGCTCTCTGCTGCCTGACCTGCGACCGGCGCGGCGGCGAGCAACTGCTGAAGCTGCTGCTGCTGGGCGTCGGCGGCGTTGATCTGCTCCATCTCTTCTGGAGAGTTGAGCAGCTTTGCCGGCATGCCGTTGATGTCTGCCAGTTCGCGCATTGCGTCTTGGGCCTTGAACAGCTTGATCACGGACGGATCGAACTGAGCGATAGACCCCGCAGCGGATAGCGTGTTGAGGATCGCCATGCCTTCTTCTGCGCGCTGGGCACGGTTCAGCGGGGATTCATAGCTGATCTCAACCTGCCCACCCCGATCCATCATCGCTTTCGGCATAGGCGGGAGCATCCCGGCGTTACCAAGGATGTCCAACTCACGCTCGATCATCGGGCCAAGTTGCTCAGACTGCCAGCGGCCCATGGTCGGGGCGAGTAGCTGGCCCTTCTCTTGGGCTCGAAGCATGGCCTCGGTCGCAGTCATGTTCGGCTGATCGACAAGGATCTGGAACAGGGTCACGAGGAATGCGTCCTGAATGACCTTGCGCTTCTGGTCTTGCAGTTCAATGCCGAGCGGGATGTTGCCATTCATTTGCAGCGGCTGGACCAATGCCTCACCGCGCTCATTGAGGTAGCCATAGTTCAAGGCGTTCGGACGCACGTTGAACGGCTGAAGCGCGCCGTCCTCACTCACCAACAGGGGAGGCTCAACCATGCGCTGAGCTGCGCGCATGATGGTCTTCTCTTGCTCGTTGAGCATCTTGATGTCAGGCAGCACCAGCATTGCCGGGGATCGGCCATAGACCTCGCCAGGAGTGGTGATGTAGCGCCCAATGCTGTACGGCATAGTGCGATAGCCGCCTTCATCCACAGTTGCGCGGCAGTCAACAGACACATAGATCGAGCGCCACGCCATGCCCTTCCAGCTACGGTCGCCGCCTTTGCGCTCTTTGTTCTCGTAGACGCAGTGAATGAACTCGGTCTTCTCGTCAGCCTGCGGGCCTTCGGATTTGTTCACGATGGCGTCAGGCAGCCCTTCCTTGCCGAACATGTCCACCGCTTGGCGGTTGCTCAGCTTGAACCGGCGATGCACGCGGTTGATGATCCCCGAGAAGTCTTCAGCAATGAACACCTCAGACAGAGGGATCGCCCGGTAGCGCAGGGACTCACCAATGATCTCATCCACGAAGATGACGCCGGTGCCGAACGCGCCGTTGCTCAGGTACGCCTCGTGCTGCTGGCTGGCGAAGTTAGCCTTTGGTGCATAGCGGGCGCGGAACAGGACATCAGTCACCGCATCCAGATAGCGCTGAACCTCGGAGTTCTCCTGAAGTTCTGGATCTGGAACGCTCAGCCGGTGCCAGCGCTGTGTGCGCGGAGTCAGCATGGCTTCCATGGCAGCAGCGAAACGGGTCAGCGCCAGCGCAGGAGTGGACTCGAACACGCGCTCGGTCCGCTTCTCACCACCCGGCTTGTCACCCTGGAACAATGCGCGATCAGGCCAGATGCGCTCAGCGATCTCCTGCCAGTGGGAATCCCATATGCCGCGACAGGACTTCATGCGCTCCTGTTCGCGGATGGTTTCGTCAGCGATGCTGTCTGCGCCCTTATTCATCGACTGGCTCCGGCTGTGCTACGGCGCCGACGCGGGTATCCCAGCATGGATGGCTGAACCCTTGCTCGACGATCACCACGTATTGAATGTCCGAGTCGCTGGCTTTGATGCCATCCAGCGTGGCCACGGCAGCCTCAAGAGATTCAGCCTCATGCTCATGCGCGACGATGCCTGGGCCGTCTGGTCCTTCAGGGTAGTAAGCGATTGTCGTGTATTTGAACATGTCAGCCCCCCAGCAATGTCTTAGCCGGAGCAGTAGAAGCCCCAGTGGTTGTGCCAAGTGGCGAGCCAGCAGCCAGGATCGTCGCACTACGACCACGACGACGAAGCTGAGCGTCCTCTGCGTCCTGCGCCCGTACCGCGTCATCGATCACTGGTGCCGGCTCAATAGCGACAGGAGTCGGTTTAGGTTTTGCACCACCAAATATGCCGCCCATTGTTCTAGCCTCCCAAAAGTGATTTCTGCGCAGTGCTGACTTGGTTGAAGTTGGTGTTCGAGAGAACGGTAGCCTGACGACCACGGCGGCGAGCCAATGCGCGAGAGGCGTCTTCAGCCACTACCGCATCATCAATCGTCGGCGCGCTCTGGACGTCAGGAGTCTCAGCCTCAG